TGATTTATATCTTTTAATAATGAACCTATTTTTTCTATTGCAAATCCTGCTGCAATTAGTGAGCCTCCTATTAAGCTTGCTGGAGAAGAAACCGCGGCTTTTAATTTATCACCTCATTTTTCTGTTTTTTCTATAGCGCCGCCTAATTGCTCATTAATACGATCTTTAATATCTTGTAATTTTTCATTATTTTGTAAATGCTCTTCAAAATCTTCTTTTAATACTTTTAATTCAGTAGTAGCTGTTTGTAAATTAGCTCCTTCTAATGATTCTACATGATCGTTCATAATTTTAGTATAACGTTCTATAACAGAGGTGGGTAATATTTTATTAATAGCATCTTGTTGACTTAATTGATCGCTAATTTCGCTTACTAATTTAGTAGCTAAATTTTTAAAGTCTTCATTATTATTGTTATTATTATTGTTATTATTATTTTGTAATTTTTCATTATTTTGTAAATGCTCTTCGAAATTTTCCTTTAATACTTTTAATTCAGCAGCAGCTGTTTGCAAATTAATTCCTTCTAATGTTTTTATATGCTCATTTAAAATTTTAGTATAACGTTCTATAACAGAAGTAGGTAATATTTTATTAATAGTATCTTGTTGGTTTAATTGATCACCAATTTCACTTACTAATTTAGTAGCTAAATCTATTAATCCTTGATTATTGTTATCATTCATAATTTATTTTTTCTTTTTTTTATTGACTATACATTTATAAATATTTAAAAAAATAAAAATTAATTAATAATAAATAAAAAAAAGTAGAGATTAATCTCTACTTTAAAAAATTATTTTTTATTTTTATTTAATGATTTACGAAAAGCCGGCGGGATTGAATAATGTGATGATTTATGTTTAGCTTTTTCAATTTTTTCTTTTTCTGCTTTTTTTATTTGTTGTAATTGTCGTAAATAAAACTTTCTCAAATACGTTGGCATTTGATATACTTCGCTATGAGTGAAGCCACCTTGGCCATTATAGCATAAAGTAAAAATTTCTTCGAATAAAATCCTTCTATACTTCTGTGTCTGGCCAAAAAAAGTTTGTGCCCAAGGGCAGCTGAATATCCTCCTCATACCCACATTCCTTACATTCAAAATGAATTGTATTATCAATATTTGGCATCAAAGAGTTAATTTTTTGTCTTAAAGCTAAAGAATCGCGTGACATTAGCGCATTATCAACAAAATCATTAATTGTTTTTCGAGTTGAATCACCGTTTACACTGATTATACTACTTTTTAAACGAGTTGACAATTCTACTTCACGACCTAATACTTTTTTTAATCTTTTAGCAATTTTTTGTGCTTCTTTTGATTCTCCTTGAGTTAACAATTTAAATTGAATTTTTACTTGAGAAATTGGCAATATTAATTCAAATTTATTTTTACATGGTTCTTCAATACTATTTTTAATATTTTGAAATTTTGATAAATCAATATTTAATGTTTGTTTTACATCACACGAAGGACATGTAATTCTTGTTTGATAATTAGGCCCATAAGCTAAAATACGAGCTGCTATCATAATTGCATTTACATCGCCTAACAACAAATCTTCATAATTAATTGATTTATCAACTATTAAAGCTTTAAGAAATTCGTCAATGAATGTTTTCTTTTTAATAAGTTGTTGTGATGTTAAAATATCCTCTTCTTTAGCTGTAGGATATTTTAGTGTAATCCAGCCACTAGATAAAGGGCTTTCTTCACTATATAAATAACCTTTACTAGGCAACTGTAACTGTTTAGTAGGAAAAGTAAACGTAGTACTACTATTATCTTGTTGATCAGATTTTATTTTTTCATTTTTTTTCAATAATTCTTTCATTTTTAAATTAATCTATCCTTTTTATTATTTATATATATACAATTAAATTAAAAAATTATAAAAAAAGCTCTCTATTAGAGAGCTTAATTTTTTAAAAAATATATTATTATATTTTAATATTTTAAAATAGCGTAATCGATTGTTAATGTTACAGCAATTTCTTGTGGTTCATCAGATGATCAATCTAGATCTCCAAAATCACTATTAGAAATTCAAGCGCCTTTTAGATCCCATTCTTCAACAATATCTCCAGTAGGCCCTAAAATTTTTATTGTGCAATCTTTTTTATAAAATTCTGCATATCCATCACGACCAGTTACTGATTCATGACTTAAGCGTATTCATTCCATTACTGATTGTGCGGCGGATGGAACGATGGGATCGTAAAGGGTTAAATTAACATCACCTCAGGAAGATTTTCCTTTTATTTTTCTTTTTACATTAATATGATCTAATTCGTTTACATTACTTTCGTATGTAGGTCTGTTGGTTGCTTTAATTACATATGACGGAATCCCGTCTACTTCAAATATATATCTATTTTTTTTCTTCGGTTCAAATGTATTGAACATCATTTGATCAACTTCTAACATAATCTTTTTAATTTCCTTTTTGTTATTTTTTCAAATCGTATTGTACTATTTGTACTATAACCTCCTATTTAATAATAAATATTAAAGTGCATAAATAATTTTAATTAAAATTTCATTTAATAAAAAAAAGTAGCTCGGTATCGAGCTACTAATATTCATTATTATTATAATTTTTTTATCCTGAAAATTCCACTCCCGTAGGTGTTATGTTAAAGTCAATAGAAATAAATTCTGCGGATTTAGCTGGTTGCAAATATATTTCTCCTACTAACTTGTTTCGATCAATAACATCTGAAGTGTTATTACTTTCATCCATTACTACTTTAAATAAATATAATCCTTTGTTTGCTTGAATGTTTTCCAAATAAGGATTTACCATATTTAAGAATTTAGTACGTGTACTAGAAGTATTTTGCTCAAATGTCAAACTACGTGCACGTGCGGCAATATATTTTTTAGCTGTTATTAACAAACGTCTAACATTAATGCGATCCAGCGCTGAAGCTTTTTTCTGCAATGTCTTTTGACCTCATGCTGAAACACCTTGACCAGGAAATGTTGCCAATGGATTAATAGATTTTTGATATAAGGTATCTCTATTAGAATGAGTTAATTTTCTTTCTGCTCTAATGGCTGATTCTATTCCACCCCTATTTAATCCTGCAGGAGCATATCATTCATATGATACTTTATCATTAAAAGCAATAACTCCACCCATTACTGTAGAAGATGGCACTCAACGATATTGATTAGTCAATATATCTTGTATTTGTATTCATGGTCAATACGCAGCTGCATAAGAAGAATCTATTGCAGAAGCATCTGTAGCTGTACTAATAGTACTGTTATATATTGCTGGATCCATTATATAAATACAATCTGCTCTATTTTCGCACATTTGTACAGCATTATTAGCTGTTGTACTATGCACATCATAACTAATACCTGGCATTAATAACATATTAATATCATATTCATCTTTATTACCTAATAAATTAATAGCCATTTCATATTCTGTGCATGCAGTGGGGTCAAACCCTTGACTATTAGTCTCGGTAATGTCATTATAAAAATTTTGTGGATGAGATATTTCTCCATCACTACCACCAGTAAAAGCACCACCAATTGAACCACTACCAATAGGTGGTAAACTTGATGATAAGCTGCCATCTCTTACTTCGCCATTATCATCTAAATAATGTAATAAATCAGTAACATCATCTACTCTTACATAACTAGATTTATTTTCGTAGCCGCCAGACATTTCAATATAAGGATCACCACTATTATAAACATATGTTGGTTTTTGATCACCTATTACTCTTTTAATATAATTATTAGAACTAGGATCTAGACTTAAATTTGTCCAAGTTTCCAATACTATTTTTCTTTTACTTGTATCATTACCTCTTCTTATAACAAGATTGAATGTTCCTTTACTATCATCAACGTTAGTTACTTCTCAACGATAATTATTATCTGAACCTTCACTTAAAAGATTATTTGTTCCAATAGAACCAGAATTATTATATATAGCACCATCGCCTAAAGTATATAATGTAAATGCACTTCCAGTTCCGTCACTTTGCATTACGCTTGCTGATGCAGGTGAAAAAGAACCTGATAAAATTCTTGTAATAATTAAAGAGCCGCCATGTTTTAAATATTCTTGTGCTGCATGAGAAGTAAGATATTGATACTGACCGCTTCCCGAATCTACAATATCTCCAAATAACGTAGCAAATTGACGATAAGAATTAATTTTTGTAGGTACCATTGCAG